TGTTTGTTCTTGGCCGCTTGCGCGGTAATCTTGCGCGATCTCTCTAAAAGTATTAGTATCTATTAAGTTTGAATTATACATTTTTTGTCCTTTTGTGTTTGTTAATATGTTCACTATATATACATGGTTGCACATTGCAACTGTTATTTTCAATAATTATAAAAATAATGTGTCGTGTTTTTGTCTTCGATTTTGTGCATATCCATACCAAAATCGCGACCTAATTTTTCATAGTCTATATAATAACTAAGATTTTCGGGTATATTCATACAATTTTCTGCGTAATGCTCCCCATAATCTTTCTCGCTGTTAAAAGTACCTTCATATTTTTCTATCATTTCTTGAGCTTTATCTAAATCTTTGCAGTCATTATAAATGGCAATTGCTAAGTCACTGTTGTGACTTCCGTTAATAAATTCTATTATTTCAATAATAGTTGTGAAAAATTCATATTCGCTTATTTCAAAAGGTAATTCATAATCGTGTATAGCCCACTCTTCCGCGCCTGCAACGGGTGACGTTTGTATGACTTGATCGCGGCCTTTTTCTAGTGTTTCTAAATCATTACATTCTATCCATGCGCCGTGTAAATATCCCGCGTTATAAGATGCTAAGCAAGCGATATAAATGCGATTTTTATTTGTGTTTGTGTTTGTCATTGTTTTGGTCTTTCTTTGTTTATTTTGTTTCATTAATTAATAAATCTTGCAATCTAGTTAACTCTAATAAATCGGCAATTAGCATTTTCTGTTGTAACTTTTTATTATAGTTGTAATGCTCTAATTTATTTTTATTTGATCGTCTTTTCTTTAACTCACTAATAGTCCAACGTTCATATTGACTAATAATTTTTTTTGTTCGCTCTGTTTTCTTATTTAAATAATTTATAGTTTCTAATGTTTGTATGTTTGTCATTGTTTTCTCTTTCTTTGTTTGTTTCTATTCTTCCCTTATATAGTACTGGTTGCGTATTGCAACAGCTAATTTCATAAAATAGCATTTATTTTCAATTATTTTTTATTGTCTTTATATATATATAAAAAAGTTGTTGTTTTTTGTGGGTTGCCTCTGTTGCTGTTTTATGCAACCGTCAAAAGATGTATATTTATTTTTATAACTCGCTTTTTGCGTGGGTATTTGCCTATGATCAATAAGCTTTTAAACAATGCACAAAAAAATATTACAGAAACAGAACAAAAGCAGAACAAAAGCAGAACAAACAGAGAACAGGGGTACCGTTACTACTACACGCGGCGAAAAAGGGGCTACCCTTACTACTACACGCGATTTTTTGGGGTACCGTTACTACTACACAAGAGAAAATCGGAGTACCGTTGCTACTACACAAAACAAAATATGGTATATAATAGTACCCTTACTACTACATATGTTTATTTTCGGGTATTATAATTAGATCATAACTTGTATTTTCTAACATTTTAATGCACTGCAACCAAGTAGCTCGATATCTATAGGCTTTTTGTAATGTCAATGCCTACCTGAACAATGTAGCCACTGATTACTTATAGCGTGCTTTAAATAAAAGCCCTCACCTACTTTTGCTAACTTTGCTTTTGTATTAGCGTTTTGCGGCCTGTAAGTCTGTATCTTCTTGTTGCTGTCACGTTTTGGGAACCTATTAGGTGCATAACGACGCATTTTTATAAACGTCTTGCCTGACATTTTGAGCGCTGTATGTATCTCAAATATGCTCTTTTGTGACTGCCATAATTTACTGGCTTTTGCTATTTCACTGGTATCTGTGTAGCGTTTGTATTGATTACGTACTACCCTCTGGGCTACTTTTGGCTTGTCAACCTTTGGCGCACCTCTTTTTGGCAGTTTATGCCTGTTTCTGTGTGCATATAGTTGTAAACTAGCGTATGTAACGCCAAGACGTTCCGCTATAACGTGTGTTGTTAAGTCTGTTTGCCACAATCGTATTGCAATTTCTTGCTTTTCTTCTGTCCATATCCTACTTTTTGCCATTGTCTTTGTGTTTTTTTATAAGATCATCTAACAAGTTTGTCTGTTCATTAACAATATATGCGTTTATGACTGCATAGCTTGTAGCACCTGCTGTAGTAGCCGCACTAAGCGAGAATACACCGCCAAGCACCGAACCGTCATCTAAAACTACGCAAGCGTCACCATTACTTACTTCAATATAAGATATATAACGCTTTACGTAGTCTTGCATTGTTACTTCTTTTTAGTCTTAGCCTTAGTAACTGGTTTTTTTGGCTCTGCAATGTCTTTTGCTTTTGGCTTCTCAAGCTTGCCTTCCTCAATCCATTCTAACACCCTAATGTAGATGTAAGGTATTGGCTCTATAGCTCCAGTGCAGTGTCGCATAACTGTCGATCTGTTTACACCACAAAATCTAGCGTATGACGCAAAGTTAAACCCTAAATCTTGTAGTTTCTTTTTGTATTCGTGATTATCCATTTTATTCTCCTATATGCTTTTATACAAAAGTATTGTAATTATACTCCATAACAAAAGCCTGTGCTTTCTTGCTTTTATTTGTTTATATATTTTCGTTAATTGATAATTTGACATAATGCAACACTTAATTTCTCATTTTTATGTTTCTAAGTGATTTAGAGTTAATTTCATACTCTTTTAGTCGCATTATCTCATGCTTTTTGATCTGATTAAAGGTAGTACCTGCACTACTACACGTACCAGTTATAGAGTTAGGTGTTGTATTTAATGCAAAAGCCACTTGTGATATTGTCCACCAAGGGCAACGATTTATCTCTGCATATATTTTATTGATCAGCATTTATAATCTCCAGTACCGATACGGCTTTGCGATAGGTTACAACGCGCCTAACATATTCTTGTTTAACACTCTCCATCAAAACACCTGCTGACCTTGGCGCATAGTTCTTACTGCTCCTACGCCAGTTATTACACGCTAATTCAATTAGACCAGGTGGATACTCTGATAAATCCTCTATCCATTCGCGGTCTAATTGCGTCTGTACTGTTTGATCTGTCTCTTTCTCAAAGTATCGACTTTCTAATATTTCTATCTTACCTAAGATATATGTTGGCTCACTAGGTTGTAACTTACTTAGGTAAAACTCGCGTACTTGTATAATGTTCTGCTTTTGTTGCGTTGCTAATTCTTTGTCTTGAGCGCAATCAAATGCTCTTGGCCAACCCTTGAGCTTGCAGTTCATTAAGTAATTCTCCCCGTCTTTTACGGCGGCTGTCACCAATTTCTTTGAGTTTTGTAGTTGTATTATATTGTTTGACATTCTTATCTCCTGTTTTCTCTAACTTCCATTGCACGTTGTTTTGTAACCATGCTCTCCACTGTCTGTTAAAGTCTATTGATTTTGTTTGCTTGTCGGTATGATAGGCAATGAACTTCTCAAGTTGTAAATCTAATTCATCACTTGTCATATGCTTTTCAATTAGTTTGTAAGTTTTAGTATTTTTGTTGAGCTCCTTTGGTATAAAATTATTAATAATAATCTGGTTATGGTTATGGTTATGGTTATGGTTATGGTTGCTAGAGCTTTGCTTTGTTTTTGCTATAGCTTTGCTAGAACTTTTATTGTTACTTTTCAGTGACTTAGCGTGACCACCCCTTTTTCCTGCATCAACACGCGCTTTATGCTTTGCATTTGACTTATCATATTCTTCCACCAATCTTTTGTTATAATATCTATCTTTTTTTATGTGAAAGAACTCGTCTAAAACTGATTGTAAAACGTCTATATCATCTTGTGATCTGCATAAGCTTTTGCGTGCAATCCAAGTAATGTCTTTAGGTATAGTGCAACCTGTTGTTGTCCAACAAAGTCTGAGAAGCCTATGGTAAGCTCCATCTTCAGCTAATGTTAAGTGTGCTATCTTATATCCCATGTCTTTTGGAAAATAGCAGAAGTACGGCAGTGTAGTCATAATTTTATCCCTATTTGTTATTAGTTAAATTTCTATAAATTTGTCAATATATATTTTTGCTAAGCCTCCTTTTCTTTTGTCTATCCAATACATCTCTAAATGCTTTATTTGACTGTCATCTACAATTACGGCTCCAGTAAGTGCATCTTGAATACCTTTGGCATGGTTATCTAAGTCCCTACGACGCTTACAAGGCGCTGAGAGAGCTATTTCTAACTTTATGTCATAATCTAGCAACTCACCATTATATTGTCCTTGCAAGGCTTCTATAGCCTTTTCTCGCCATATCCTGTACCTTTTGGATTTAATCCTACGTCTGCCATGATTAGAATACATAGAATTGACCGATATCGGGAATGGCAAGATTAAATCAAGCATCAGGCTCAATGTCCTTTATCTCAATGCCCCACTTAGCCGCTTGTGCAATTATAAGCTCACATAACTGACTGTGTTGGTCTTTAGTCATACTCGAAGTGCTAGGATTAAGAACCAACATACCGCCATCAAGGTCTGGCATAAACTGTGCTTTGAATAGACTTGCCGCAAATAATTGCTTCCAATCATCTGGTTTATATCTCCCACCAACTTTGTGCATACCCCAAGTATTACCATCAAACTTAATTTGATTACTTATGATAGTTAACAAAGCCCACATTAATTTATTCTGGTCTGTTGTACGTTTATCACGTTGAAAGCTTATATAGGTATTGATTGGGCTACGCCTAACAAGATCAAGTGCTTTACCGCGCTCAACCTCGTTAGTAATTTGTAACGTATATTTTCCCATGACTAGAATGGTATTTCATCATCTAGCGGATATTCGTCTACAACCTTACGATTTGGACTCATTTTAGGCTGACCATCACTACTACTTTTTGATAGTAATTGTATAACGCCATTATAACGCTCTAGCACTACTTCAGTTACATAGCGGTCTGAACCACTGCTGTCTTGGTATTTACGTGTCTGTAGCTTTCCTTCTAGGTAAATCTTAGTACCTTTACCTGCATAGCTATCTAGAACGTTAATCAAGTTCTCATTAAAAACCGATATCTTGTGCCATTGTGTACGCTCTTGTTGTTGGCCGTCTTTACCTTTCCACTTCTCGCTCGTAGCAAGGCTAAATGACATAACCTTATTGTTGTTCGAAAATGTACGGGTATCTAAATCCGTTCCAATGTTGCCTATTAGTATTACTTTGTTTATCACTTTTTATCTCCTATGTTTAGTGATTTGATAATAGAATTAACTTCATCGTTAGCTTCTAATATTTTATCTAGTATTGCTTTTTCCAACACCTGATCTCTTTCTACTGTTACAGTTGCCATAACCATATCAGTTGGCCATCTGTTATCGTAAGATACAATGTCAACTCTATCTAAGTTGCAAACCATCATTTGTAAGCCAAGTTGATACTTGTATTGCTTGGCATGATGTCCAGTTGTGTAGTATTTTAAGTGCATAGCATCTGCAAAAGGGCATTTTATCTCTAGCAAATAACTAATCTTATTGTCTTTCATTACTAAACCATCAGGTGATACTGTTATAAAGTCATATTTCTCATGGGTAACAATTCCACAAGTCTGCACATGAACGTCATTAACCATGCTGTAGTATTGTCTGGCCTCCTCCTCAGTCTCACTACCATACTCCATTGCTTTGCTTGTAAAAGTATTTTGTGAGTATGTTTTTGTAAGTCTCTCTCTAACTAAACTAGCTATTAGATTATTTCTTGTTGCTGTTGACTTACCTAAGAAGAGATTAGCTACTCTACTCGCACTGATATTACCTGCTTTTAGTGCAAACCATTCA